TACACACCCCTAGTACTGAAACGATGATAAGGAAAGAAATCGGGGTCATCTAGTGTAGTCCAACTAAGTTTAGAGTTTCAGCCATTAAATTGATGGTTGAAAGAGAAGAGGGAAGTTTATAAAGAACTAGTCACCTTTTCCCATTAGTTCTATGCTTATCCGAAGTTTGACTGGTAAACTATGTGTTGTGCATAAACACATTGTTGAAGATGGAGTCATAGAGTAGAACTAAATAGCTCGTAGCGTGGTAAGTGTTTAAGGAACACCTTTATTGTAAGCGAGGATAAATAACTGAAGCAAAGCGTAGAACCTTTAAGTGTGTTGTCCAAAGCACTTATTAATCAAAGTTTGGACAGGCGATACAGTAATCCTGCAATGCTGAAGAACTGGAATTGTATGTTGTGAACATTCTGGCTTGGGTAGTGCCAAAGTTTATATAACCATAAACTGCCCACTAAACTTTTGGAGGAGATACTCAGCAGAACACGCAATTCTAGATGAGACGAACTGGAGAATCTTCGGCAAAAAATACAGCAAGACTCTTTTACAAGAGACCCTCCTGTATCCATATGCGTAGTGAACGGGTGTCTCCTCCAAGAGTTTAGAGTTTAGGGATTATCAGAGTTATGAGTAATGCGAATAGTCCCTATTTAGGGGATACAGGGTGTTAATCCAAATCCCTCTGGCAGGATACAGGGAGTTATTCCAAACCTGCCTGTTTGCCAACGGATACCTTTAGGTAACGAAGTTGGCTAGAGTGAGCAAAAGAGCGTCATCATTGTGGCAAGCCGTGTTCAAGCGTGAGCTGCCACATCTTTGTGTATACGCAAAGTGATAAATCGGGTTTTGCTCACTTTAAATTTAATCAAGCTATCTTACAAGGATAAGTTTTGGTAGCTACCATAGGATACTGGTTCTGCAGGATAGCTTGATTAAGTTTCTTGACTTATTTATAAAAAGAACTATAATGCACACCTATGAAGTTTAAAAATCAATTATCAATCATCGAAACCCTTGTTCAAGGGGGTGAAGTGGACACACGGGTGGATTGTCCATTTTGCAGCCATTCCAATACACTGACGATAAAAAAATCAAACGGGAAACTTTTATGGTATTGCTTTCATTCTTCGTGTAATGCGAAAGGTCGTACGCAAAAAGAAATGTCTATGGAAGAACTATCATTATTACTATCACGCAAAAAAAAGAACGAAGAAAAAAAACAGTTTTCAATTCCTAAAAGTTTCATCAGTGTTTTCTCCACGGAAAAATGCATTGATTATCTTAAAAAAAACAACTGTATGGAAGCTTATATGGCAGGACGTGTGAATATAAGATATGACGTGAAACAGCACAGAGCCGTGTTCCTAATAAAAGAAAAAAATAAGATTTGGGGTGCCATTGGAAGAGGATTGAATTCTCGAGTATATCCTAAGTGGTTCATGTATGGGAATAAGCAATACCCGTTCATGTGCGGGCGTAATGAAACGGGAATTTTAGTGGAAGATTGTGCCAGTGCCTGTGCCGTCTCTGAGAATTATTGTGGAATAGCCTTGATGGGCACGAGCCTGCCTGATTCTTACATACCAGTTCTTAAAAAAAACTTTTCCACAATCATCGTGGCACTTGACAGGGACGCCACGACAAAAGCATTTGACCTATCAAATAAATTAAGGTATTATATAAATACTCAAGTGAAGATACTTGATGAGGATTTAAAATATTTTAACACAGAGGAGATAAGAAAAATATTAAAATGACTGAAATGTTAAAAGAAAAAAAACAAAAGAAGAAGAAAAATAAAAAGAAAAAAACTATTGATTATAATGATGATGTTTATCATTTAGGCTGTCCCTCTTATCCTAACTGTGATATAGACCCTAGTGGTTGTATTCGAGAAAGTGGTATTAATGATGTTGAATGGTATGGGCATAGAGATTAATGAGTAAAGCTGCATTAAAAAGAAAAAATCATAAAGGCAGGCGTAAGGTCGGCTCAAAGAAAAGACGTAATCGCAGACGCATACGTTTGGGATTAAGAGTTAGAAAAAGTAGAAAAAAATGAGAAAATATAGAGTAGTGCTAGACCATGAAGTGTCCTGTACATATATTGTTGATGCAAAAGATGACGCTGACTTGCTCAATCTATGGAAAACAGGTGAACTGGAAGAAAAAGCTGAACGAATTAAAAAGGATGTTACTAAAACAATAATGAATAATTGGAAGCAAATAAAAAATGTATAAATTTTTTGTCATTCTGTTGCTGATACTGATACTCCTTAACACTTGCATGGGTTGTACCTTTATGGTTGCAAAGGAGACGGCTAAAACTATTGATATTATTTTAGATGATGACCCCAACCCGGAAAAGAAAAAGAAAATATTAGAAAAACAAAATAAAGCTAAAGAGTTTTATTGTAGTAAGGTAGATGACAAGGAGAAATGTGGTGTAAATGAAAGCGAATAAAAAATTTGATATTGATTTAAAATATGGACAGGTACGGGAAAAACAGGTGTCCAATATATTTGCCAACAAAAAAATAGAAGTAAAAACAGAGAGAGATTGGTGGGAAAAGACAGGAAATATTGCATTGGAGTATGAGTGCAACGGAAAACCAAGTGGCATATCAGCAACACAGTCCGATTACTGGATACACATATTGGCAAAGGGAAATAAGAATCACTGCATGTTGGTCTTTGAAGTGCCAAGATTAAAAAAAATTATTAATAAATACAAGGATACATACACACGCATGGTAGGTGATGGTGGCAGGTCTAAATGTGTAATTCTTCCTATAAAAAAATTATTTGATAAAGAAATTATATGTCTCGATTAAAAAAAAGACTGTTAAAAATAAAAAAACGACTGGATGTAAAAGCTTTGCGTGAACCAAAAACAAGACCCCAATGGAGAGACAGAATAAACTGGGACAGAGTACGAACAATTTTAATTAGACGTTATGACTTGACGTAAGCATATTTTTATGCTAGAAAGACCCTATGATTGAAAAACAATTAATACAGTTATTATTAAATAAAAATTTTTATGAGAAACATAAAGGTAAAGTTTCTAAAACTATGTTCACTAATGGTGCAGGTAGTTTTTTTGATTCTATTGAACGGGCACATAACGAGTATGACACGGATTTAACGCTTGATGAACTGGAAACACTGCATACGGATAAATACAACCCTGCATTAACCAGAACAGCAAGAAGTAATTTTAAATTACTGCTGGATGAAGTACGCAATGAGCCACAACCTAAAGGAAAAATTATATCCGACATTGTTACAGCCATTCATAAAAGAAATTTGGCACATAAGATTGCCCTTGTTGCAACAGAAATATATAATGGCAAAGATGAAGGCTTTAATGATATTAGAAAAATACTGGACACACAGGAAGAAGAACCAATTGAAGATAATTCCATTACAACCAATATTGATGAATTGATGAAACTTGTTGATGTTACCACAAAATGGAAATTTAATCTGCCAACTCTGCATGAAAGAGTAACAGGTATTGGTGAGGGCAATTTAACCATTATTTTTGCCAGACCAGAGACAGGAAAAACAGCATTTTGGATTAATTTAGTAGCAGGAATGGATGGATTTGCCTCTCAAGGTGCTAATATTCATGCCTTAATCAATGAAGAACCTGCCGTTCGTACACAAATGAGACTTATTAATGCATGGACAGGGCTTGACAGGGAAGAAATACAAGAAAATATGGACATGGCGACCCAAAAATGGGCCGAAATAAAACAAAATATAAAATTATTTGACACAGTAGACTGGTCTATAGATGATATTGATTCTCATTTAGCTGTCCATAAACCAGACATACTTGTCATTGACCAGTTAGATAAGCTTACTATTGGTGGTACATTTGCTCGTGGTGATGAAAAACTTCGAGCCATATACACGGGTACACGGGAGTTAGCTAAACGCAGAAACTGTTCTATTATAGCAATATCACAGGCATCTGCTGATGCACATAATAAATTAGAGATATCTTTTGACATGATGGAGAATAGCAAGACAGGTAAAGCTGCCGAAGCTGACTTAATTATTGGTGTTGGAAAACGCAGTGACTTGGGTGAGGCATCAGAGAGAAGTATTTGTGTATCTAAAAATAAAATAACAGGTTGGCATGGCACTATTCATTGTAATATTAATGATAGATTATCGAGGTATGTGGTATGATTGAAATCAAATTAACAAAAGAAATTGTAGAGCAATGCAAAAGTAAAGCTAAAGACATAGGAAAATTAAATAACTCAATAACAAATGGTAAAGGAAATTTAGCAGGTATTGTAGGAGAGTATATAGTACATAAGCATTTAAAAAATTCTGAATGGGAAAATACATATAATTATGATTTAATTTATAATAATAATAAAATTGATGTTAAAACAAAACGCTGTAATTCTAAACCAAAAGAAAATTATGATTGTTCAGTAGCTAAAACAAGCCTTCATCAAAACTGTGATGAATATATATTTGTACGAATACTAAATGATTTTAGTTTGGCTTGGATTGTAGGTAAAAAAAATCAAAAAGAATATTTTAAATTGGCAAGAAAAATGGTAAAGGGACAAATAGACCCTTCAAATAATTTTATTGTAAGGGCCGATTGTTATAATTTACAAATAAATGAATTGGATAAGATATGATAACTGTCGTTGATGTAGAAACAACTTTTCAAATAAATGGCAAGAGACCAGACCCATCACCATTTAATCCAAGCAATCAACTGGTAAGTGTTGGTATTAATGACGAGTATTACTGTTTTTTTAATACAAGTTGTCCCAAATATAATGTAAGGGATAATCATAAGGCTGTTCAGGACATACTGGATAAAACAACTTTGCTCATTGGTCATAATTTAAAATTTGATTTGTCATGGCTCATAGAATGCGGATTTAAATACACGGGCAGGGTATACGACACGATGATTGGTGAATATGTTTTGGGAAGAGGATTTAGAAAACCATTATCCTTAAAAGAGATATGTAAAAGAAGAAAAGTTTCGTTAAAATCAGATATCATTGAGCATTACATGGACAATCAAATTAGTTTTTCTGATATTCCGTGGCCTGTTGTTGAGAAATATGGAAGACAGGACATTATT